TATCCTTGTGCTCATACCCTTCCAAGACCATATCGACTTGCATCTCAAGCACACGGAACCTATCGTCTGTAGTAGCCCGGAAGCCCATCTTCTCAGCTATCTTCTTCTCAACCTCATCCATCACATTGATGGGATCACCAAGGTCTGCTTCCCGATAGAACCCAGCCACTTGCAACCGAATAAGTTCGTTCTTGGTCTTGCGCATCACATGGGTGACACGCTCCGCAGTCTGCAAATTGCTCGCACCATAAGGAACAACTATGTCCTCCGCAGGTACGAAGATGGACATCTGCCGCTCAAATGACGGATCGTAGTAGACCTTTTTAAAGGCGTTACCCGACAGACCCAGACCCCACAACATGCGCTCATGCTCAGGGCGGTACTCAACCATTACTTCAGTAAGCTGATAGTTCATGTCGTTTTGAACACGAACCGAAGCTTCTTTCTTCTCGGGAGTTTCCTTGCCTATAATCTCTGTCTTTACCGGCCCCATAGCGGGGAAGGTCTCCATCATGGTCTCGGATTGAAACTTGACCAGCGCCTCAGACAACAGCGGATGGAACACGCCGCATGCACCCTCCCACGGCTCAGAGCGAATCTCTATCTTCATCCCCAGCAACTCCAGACCATCCACATAGGTCTGCATCCAGTCACGGCGGGAACTCAAGTCCTCTTCAAACTCGCCAATCAGTTCAGCGGCAAGCATCTCCAACTTGTTCTCACTTATATACTCAGCGAGGTTGGCATTAAAATCTTGGTCTGTCTCTTCTGCTGGCTCGATGTTAATCTCCACATCACCAGTCTTAATGCGTACAGATTCAGGGTCTTCAATCTCTATCTGAAGGTCGGGTTCTCCTGCGGCGAGAGCCTCCATCCCTTGCGGAGCTTGGTACAAACCCTTGTCCATATTAGTCGCCATATTATTTCCTTAATCGTGCCCGGTTTGTACTCGGGTCGTACGTAAATGCTTTATCAGGCTTACCCAAACTCTTAGAAGCCCTGTCTTTAGCACGCTCTTCCGCAGTCATAGCATTTCTAGCTTGCCCTGCAGCCGTAAAGGTTTTACCATCTTCTTTAAGTTGCCCACGCTGCTGCAACAACTTTATAGCTGTATCCCTGTTCCCTACTTGGGCCGCAAGGCGGTCTATCAACTGCCCCCTCCCCATGAACTTTTGCGTAGCCATTATTTGCCCTTAGTAATAGCCTTCTTTACGCCGCCTAAACTTCCTAGGTTCTTCTGGTTCGTCTGATACAAGCCTGATAAAACCACCACGCCTAAATCGCAGCAACGCTTGGGACATTGAGTCCACCAAGTCATCGTGTTCGCCCGAAGGAAAACTGGCAACTTCTTCTACAAGTTCTTCTGCCCATTGAGTATTAGGCACCCATACCCTTCCTGACGCAAATATATCAGCAACAGCATTTAGGCGTGCAATTTTGTCATTGCCCTTACTGGGGGTGAACTCTTGCACGGGAATGCCCATAGCCCGAAGCTCAAATACAAGCGGCGCACCTGAAGCCTTTGCCTCAATAATCATCGCATCGGGTGCCCATTCCTTATAGTGAGTGAACGCCACCTGCTTTAGCTCTGGAAACTCCATCCGTTTTTTGAAGCTGTTCAATAATATGATCTGTGCCTGACTCTTACCCGTGTCATCCTCTTGGTAGAACACCCCCCATGTTGTACAGGCTGAGTAGTCGCTACGCTCGGTCTTTAAGAACGCCGTGTCCCAAGATTGAATCTTGAAATCACAGTATGGAGGTCTATCCTCGGGCCAAAGCTTCCACCTCTCCCGCTTCACAATAGCCGAATCTTCAGAGGTGGGCTGCTGCATATACTGTGCAGACCATTTACTAGCGGGAAGCTCGTTTTTAAGGGCTAAAAGCTCCTCAAGAGACCAAAATTCGGGCCAAAGAGGACGTTCATCGTCAAAAAGAGCAGGGAATTCAATGACTTCCCATTCCTCCCCACTTCTTTGGGCTGCTGCCTTGAGTACTTGCCCCGTCAAGTCCTTCTTAGACCACCTAGTCATCACCATTATGATGGCTCCCCCCGGCTGCAACCGCTGCCGAGGCCCAGATGTGTACCACTCATACGTCTTGTCATACACATCGGCGTTAGTTTCAGCTAGGGTGGCCTCTTGCTCTGAGTGCGGGTCATCAATGATGAGAATATCAGCACCTTTACCTGTAACTGCACCCCCCACACCAATAGCAAAGTAGTCGCCACCCTTGTTAGTGTTCCACCTACCAGCTGCTTTAGAGTCGGTTTGCAAAAATACGTCCGGGAATATGTCCTTATAAGCCTCAGAATCAACCAAATTTCGCACTTTTCGACCGAAGCCGACCGCTAATTCAGCGGTATGGGACGTTTGAATGACCTTCTTGTGGGGGAATCGGCCCAAAAACCACGCTGGAAGTAGGTAACTGGCAAACTCGGACTTCGTATGGCGTGGCGGCATATTGATAATCAACCGCTTAACAGACCCGCTAGCCACCCGCTCAAACGCATCAGCCATCTTCGCGTGATGCCTACCATTGATAAACGTAGGCCATACCCTCTTCACGAAGGGCATGAACTTGGTCTGGGCTAACTCTTTGTTTTTCAGTGTCTGCAAGAGGTTCAAGTCCTCCAACAACTTAGCCTGTTCCGACTCGGGTAGTAGGTGCAGTATCTTTGGGATATCCTTTAGGGATATAAGCTGTTTAGCTTCCTGCATAGCTATAAGTCTATGCTGTCCAGCGGATGGGGTTCTTCTGGAGCCACGCCCAGTTCCTCATCCAAGTCCGTCATCAATATGGGGGTCACATCCAAAACGTCTATGTTCATCAGGCGTTTTACCCGTTCCTTAATAGCAGACTCCAAATCCTCTGAGTTCTTATAGTTAACAGTTACTTCGCTGCGCTCTGTAAATAGCGCAATGTCGCTATGCTTACCTAATAGCTCAATAGCCTTTAGCTCAAACTTAGGATCACCACAGTTGGCAAGCTCCAGCAACTTATTAGTCAGAGCAAAACGCACATCGCTCATCTCCATTGCAAGACGCGAACTATAGACACGCAAGAACTCACGGGCAGCAAATGCCACAGGCGGTGTGTTTAGCACCTGCTTGTTCTGGGTCTTCATTGCCTCTGAAATAGTGGATGCTGCCTTAACCGCATCCTCAGAACTTATCTCGGGCGGAGCACCTAACTGGTCTAGCAAATCTTGGGTATTAGCAGCAACAGACAGCTCTTCGGAAAAAGAACTAGTTTCGTCATCCATAACAACGTATGGGATGGGATGTTCTTTGGAAGGCTCGATTTGAATCGTCATATTGCATGCAGGGCGATTAGCGCACCAGTTTTGCTACAGATCGAAGAATACCACAAAAAAATATATACCCCCCCGGTGTCTTTGTAAAGCTTACCTATGGGGGGTGTTTGCACATAGGAGAGTATAGAAAAGACTGGAGATTTTTATATAGGGGGTGGGGGGTACTTAGTAAAGTATAGAAACTTTGTATCCTTTGTGCACATCACAGTGAACGTAGACCTTTGGTTCCATCCATCCTATTTAGGGGGCATGGGGTATCGTTTTGGCAGCGATCTAACATTGTTAGGCCATACCCATTATTGTTTGTATTAAAATTGCATATCGTGGTGCATTATGCTATGATGGCTGCACGGTGAGGGATTGGCCTTCACCTAACTACAAAGGGAATTGATTATGGCTACAGTAACTACAGCAATCGAAGTATCCCCCTTGGCAGCATTGCGCCAAGGCGTGGCCGATGGCCTAACCCGTGCCTATGGCGCGGAACGTGAGTATGCTAAAGGTTTGAATAGCACGATGGACAGCGGATGGTACAACGTAGAGGCCGCCGATGTGTCTGATCTGGCTAAGCTTGTGCATGCCGAAAAGAAAGCATTGTTTGACGTTCTGAAAGCCGCCAATCACTCAAACCCTAGCACAGTATGGGCACGGGTGCGCAAAACGGCGGCAGAATTGGTGAAGGCGGAACTGGCTGCAGAATCGGGCGATGCTCCTGATGGCGGGGAAGGCGAGGAGGAATCAGGGGGTGCTAAGCATACCCGCAGCGCGATGCTGCGCAACGTGGAGGAGCTTTCAAGCCTGTACAAGTTTAACAAGCGCCAAGAATCTTTGGACGCCAAGGTAACGGCGGCACAGGGTTTCATAGCATCTGCGCTCATGGCACTTGGTATCGACCTGTCACAAGTCGAATCAGGTAAGTAATCTAACGGGGGGAACCTAACATTGTTAGGTTCCCCCTAACATGGAAGGGGTAAAAATGAAAACAGTTTTCGCCATTGTGTCTGATGAAAGAATCCTCAGGGGTAAAAATGGAGCTTTGCTGGTGTTTTCGAGCATACTGGAAGCGGAACAATATGCAATCGCGTATGTTGGCGGTGATTGGAAGGTACTCATGTTTTGAAACGCGCCACTTCCTTGGCCGCCTTTTGGCGGTTTTTTTTCGTCCAGAATTTGGCACGACCTAACATTGTTAGGTTATCGCTGCGTTGGAAAAATGAT